GGCGCGCTGCTGTTTGGGTAACCCAGCGACGGATCCAGGAGCGACTGATCCGTCTGATAGGTCACGATGTTCTGTACCAGGTCCAAACCAATCTTGCGAGGGGTTGGCGGAATGGTACCATCCGAGAGCGTGGTGTCATCGATAACCACATTGCCTTGGGCGTCAACCTTCTTGACCAGGTATGGGGTGACCACATACATCTGGCGAGACACGCTGAGGAACATGCCCTCGTAGTAGAAGACACCGTCGTCGATCGTGTAGATCTGTCCCTGACCCAGCGGTGGAATGGTATCCGTGATCGTGGAACCCACACAACCTGGGCAGCGAACCGTGGTGTTGTATACCACGAGACCATTCGAGTCGATCCAGTTCAGGACCTCACCCGGAATGAATGTCTTGGTGGTGCCGTCCAGGCCCGTTCCGGTGTAGACCACATAGATGGTGGGTGGATCACCAGCGGTGTCGGTATTGAAGCCCGTGACGAGCAGAGCCGTGACGCCTGAGGTTGCTCCCGTCAGCTTGTAACCTTCCGTGAACTGAGTCACGTTGACTGCCTGGGTGGATGACCCGGTCACGAACGGCATCAGGCGCACATAGTTCTGCGCCTTCATGGAGTTGCGTCCACCCGAGATAACCGACCCATTCTTGAAGATGTTGTTGGCGAACTGGGTGATCTGATTCTGGAAGATGCTCTGAATTTGATTCAGCTCACGACCCTGGACAGGCACCCCCGACTTGAAGAGAATCTTCACGTAGTTCTTCGACGAATTGAAGTCGTCGAAGTAGGGATTTTGATTGAAGTTCAAGAGAGCCATGTTGTCCCTTCAGTTTAGAACGAGATTGAGATCTTGATGATCTCTTCGTTTGAGATCGTGTGCGAGATCGGGGTGATGTTGTTCAGGTAAAGCACCTCACCCGACGCTGTGTTGTATTTATACGGGTCCGATGAGGAATACACCCCGCCGTTCCATGACGCATGATTTGGGCCAATGTACCCGAAGTAGTTTGAACCGTATCCAGCGACTGGGCTGGCTGCCGAGATCAAGCTGACCTGTCGATAGGTGAATGTGCTCTGGACATACGGCGCCAGGGTGCTGGTGACATCGTAAGACAAGAGCAGGCCATTAGCCCCGAGCTCCGTCACGATGTTCGCGCCATGGCCCAGCGCCGGACCCATCACGGCTGGCGCCTCGTAGGCAACCACACCAGGGATGATTACAATCTTCGCCCAGGTGTAACCCGAACCCGCCGCCCCGACAGTGATGCTGTTGACGGTATACAATGTGGCATCGAGCACCACACTCGCTGTGGCGCCTGTCCCATCACCAATCACATATGCCAGGGCGCCTTGGGTGTAGGCAGTGCCCACGGTGTTGATGCTGACCGAAGAGAGCGCGCCCGACGCGAGGTTTGCCGTGGCCAAGCAGGCACCGTCTGTGGCGGTTTGATCATACACGAAGGCCCACGTGAAGGCGCCGTATCCCGCACCTGGTGTGGTGGTGAAAATATGGGTCGGGGCGCCCGCACTCATGGTAACCGATGCCACGGCAGTCGAGCTTGGAGTCGCCGCGACGCCTGATGAATTGTAGCTCAGGATCTTGTTGATCTCGGTCGTGATGGTTCCGGTGCCCAACTGGACCTTGGTCCCGAAGCTGGAGATTTCACCAGGCTGGGCGCCCGTCTGCACATCGTATTGTGCCAGACCAGTCGCGGTGGCCACCTGGATGGGAATGAACTCGTTGGTCCCGAAATTCGTGATGTCGTTTCCGTTGGCGGTGCCCATGTACTTCCAGACATAGCCATCCGATGTGCTGAATGGTGTGACAGACTGGCCCGACGGCGCAACCGTCGACGCTGCCCCGAGGTTGTTGTCGAGGCACTTGTAGATGTCACCCGTGCTGATCGAAGCATAACCATTTGGATCACCATCCACTCCTGCATAGGCAGTGTAGACGGTCCCGGTCACCCAGGAGTTCGTGAGCAGGCCCAGTCGAGCATGAGCCGATGTCATCTCGAGCAGGCAGATCGTGGCCGAGGCTGCTGCCTGCAAGCCAGCATCGGAAGTGTCCACCGCTGGCGGCGCGGCATCATTTGCCCAGGCTGCCGTGCGGCCCAATGCAACGTAGAGATTGGCGTTGATGCTTGAGGCGCTCTTGGCGTTTCGCAGATACAACCAGACACAAGACCCATCTGCCACCAGACCCGTTGCCTGCGGACCCGAGGTGCCCGAAACACCCGCCTGGGTGCAGGCGTAGACGTTTCCGGCGCTGGTGGTCTGTGCCCCGAGCGAGTATTGCGTCGAAGCCACCCATGATGCCGGATTCGCATTCTGTAGAGCATCCACAATCGACTGGATGATGAAGGGCTTTACTTTGGTGGTGAGAGCGGCCATGTTGTTCCTCAGTGCCAGATAAGTTCGTCGCCGCCGGAGGTGATGAACGCCGCCAACGTACCAACATTGTCAATAGTAGCCATCAGGTAATTGCCGGCTGCCTGACTCAAGATGGAGAAGTCTGAAAGAGTATACAAGACCGTGGTGCCATATTCCTGAATCACAACAGGAATGGTGACAGAAAATCCTGGTGTCGCGAAGACCGAAACGGGTGTGTTCTGAATCGAAACGCAGAAGGTTTTCACGAACCCTGCAGGGTGAAGCAGGCTCGTGACAAGATCTTGATACTGGCTAGGATCGATTCCCGTCGTGATCCTATACGAATATGATTGATATTTATACGAATCCAAGGTGGTCGTGTTGTAGCCCACGAAACCTTTCTGATCCACCCATGCCTTGGTTGTGAACCTTGTTGATGCCGTGATTTCGAACGTCGCTCCGGTTCCATTCAAGGACTGCGTCGTGGCTGAAAGACCCGATACACTTCCCTGGAACAGGTACGGCAGCACGGTTCGGATCTTGGCGATCTGACCAATGCTGGTACTCACTGGGCTGATGCTTGCCAGGCAGGTTCCAGGAGTCGTCTGATTTACTCGAAGGCTCGGGAGCACATTGTAGTTGTAACCCTCCGTGTCAATCTCGACTCCCGTGATTCCACCTGTCCCATTCACCGATGAAACATAGGCCGAGAATCCATCGCCGTAGGTTCCCGTGTTGGCTGTGATGTTTGCACCCACCGTGTATTGACAACCAGGTGCATTGATCACCAATCCTGTGATTCCGCCACCCAAGGTGTGATCCACCACCAGGCGTCCGGCAATCAGGGCTCCATGAACCACAATCTGATCGGGCGGCACATACCCGGAGCCAGGAGCCAGGATGCCGACATTCGCGATAGAAAGTATTGGTTCATTGATGGATGTGTTGTTGACAGTGATAGTGATCAGGTCGTTCGGGAGGAATTCTGCCAGCGGCTTCAGGATCTGAATCTGTAGGAAGAATCCGCCGTTGTAACCAATCGCCTCGATTGCCTGCACGGCAGCCGTGACGCCAGAGTTTGAGCCCTTCACGGTGCCGCCATACTGGGCGCTGTTCGAGAGGATGAACTGGTATTGCTGCGTCCCGTACCAAACAGCAGTGGTTGTGTAGATGTAGTCCGTTTCACCATACGAGGCGTTGGAGAGGTACATCAAGCTGTCGCGAGGATAGTCAATCTCGACCGTGGCCCCGAACAAGAGACCAAACAGCAGCTGGAACGACTGTGCCGAACCCTTCGAGAGGAACAGGTCACGCAGGAAGTGGAGCAGGGTGCTCTTGGGCACCGTGATTGGACGCTGGAGGGCCATGCCAAGGTCAGCCAGCATCTGGTCAACGTAGGGGTCCACGTTGTTGGCGGGCTCCATGTTGTACTGCCAGTCATTTAGGATCTGCAAGAATCCTTGGTCACGTTCCAGGAACCCGATGTAGTCGGTCAAGAATTGCACATAGACCGGATACTGCTCCTGAATGTAATTCGGGATGCGATCCAGGATTACTGGGCTGATGAATTCACTCATTGCTTGAGGGCCTTCAGGGTGGCATTGATGCTGGAGATGACCACAATGTTGTTCTGACTGGTGTTGATGTCAGGATACACGGGCTCGGCGTTGATAATCAGCGGGGCCACCGTGCCCGTGTATCCTGGCACCGTCGCGAACTGCGGAAGCGTGAAAGACACAATGCCGTTGAGGTAATCGACCGTTCCTGAAGCCGTGCTGATGTAGTTGGAACCGCCCGCAACCTGACGGAGCCAGAGATTGCCCAAGCCGTCGTCCTGCAGATAGACCGTGGAGCCACCATACGAGAGTGCATTGCTCAAGATGGATCCAGGAACCAGCGGGTTCGAGAACAGCACCTGGTTGGTGCCTGTGCTCTGATACAGAAGGTTCACGGTCATCCAGAGCAGCTTGCTTGAGTACAATGTTGTGACCGCGGGCTCATCCGCCATCAGGTAGTTGAGCATCTGCACATCCGAGAGCACCGTGTTGAAGTGGTTCAGGTTGGACGTGTTGTAGGTTGCCAGATCCGAAATGACCCTTGACTCGATAGTCGAGAGGGTGTCGGACGTGAGACGGAGATCCACGGAACCGTAGATGTTCACGTCCACATTGATGAAGTTGGGGTCCACGAACTGCACATTCATGCCCACAACACCGTATGGCTGCAGGATGTTCTGGATCAGCTGCGCCTTGAGAGACGCCGTCAGGGCGTTGGAATACTTCGGCTTGATGGACACGAACACGGTGCCGTATGTCTTGATGATATTGTCCTCGCCGCCCCACACGCTCAAGGAGTCGACATTCGGATACTTCTCAAGAATCACGGACTGGTAGTCTTGCGCCGTGACCAATCGGTTCTGGCGGCGGAATGCATTTGGGATGTTGAACTTCAGTTCATCCAGGGTTTCGGCAACCGCGCCGCCTGAAGAGACGCTGGCCGCGGTGACCGCATAGGTTGCCCCGATGTAGGTCGATGCCACGTTCGTGGGATTGAACGTGAACGTGGAGGCCCCGTTGCCTGTGACCCCGTTGGTGCTGACCCAGGTGACCGTGACCGTGTCGGCGTTCTGCGGTTGCATCCCGAAGGTGTTGTTCCCGAAGAAGACCTGGTAGTAGCCATTGGTCGCCGTGGTGGTGTAGAATACCTGCGAATTCGGGAGCACCGTGAACAGGTTGTCGACCGGCACAAAGTGGAGTTGGCTCGCGCCCTGGGTCACCTGGACGCGCAGGGTCGTGGAGTCGATATCAGAATCCGGGAGCACAAAGAGCTGGTTGTTCAGGGTGTTGTTGACCACAAACTTGTAGCTCTGGCTCTGGCCCTCGTAGACAAAGAATGGGTTTGAGGTGTAGGTGACAACCGAACCCGAAACCGTGCGGTTCGTGATGACCACATCGTCCAGGATGTTGAACACGCGCTGGTCCTGCGTGTTGTTGCTGCTGGACATCGTGGACCCAGCCGGGATCAGGATGGTTTGGTTGGATGGGTCATTCGAGAGAGCAATCGTCACCACCAGGGTCACTTCCGCGGTGGCGGCGGTCATGCTTCGAGGGGTGTAACCTTGACTCTTGGCCTTGGCCCAGAGAGCCTGGACCGTGTGCGCCGAGTCCACAAACGACTCATCCAAGAGCATCTTGACGTAGAAGCCAATGTAGCTGGTATTGTAGGACAGGAAGTTGATCAGGCTGCTGATGCCCGAGCCCGCGAAGTTGTAGTCTTTCCAGTAAGGATTGCCCGCCAACCAGTTCTGAAGATTGGTCGCGATGCCCGACTGGTCGAGATTATCGACAGGGAATGTGTTATTGGCCATTAGTGGACTCTCGCGACGTAGAACGTGTATTGGTTATTGACTGCCCCGATTGCCACGATATCAAACACGATGGTGACGTTGTAGCCCTCGCCATCCGATGTTGGTAGGACAGAGCTGCTGAGCAGATTGGCTCGGGGTTCGTACTTCTTGAAAACAAAGGAGATTCTCGTGCTGATTGCCGCGGCCACCAGAGGCGACACTGGCTCGAACAAGAGGTCCTTGATGCTTGGGCCCACGCTTGGATTGAATGGGATGTCGTAATTGTTCATGTCGAAGATCGACCGAATGGCGCGACGGACAGCCTCGGCATTGATCTTCGGAACCAGGTCACCCGTCAAGGGATGCGCCCTGAACGACAGATCCAGATCCGAGTATACTGTGATTTCTGTTGACGAACCTATTGTCACTGTTAGCCTCCGATGAATACTGTGCTGGCGCCCGTCATGACAGATGAACCGCAGTCAAGAGAATCTCCCACACGCATGGCGCCCACACCGTTTATGTTCACGGTGCCCGAGCCGCCCGCCCCGAAACCTGGATGGATGTCGCCATCACATTCATGAAGCGACCACATGTGACTGGAATTGACGGAACCGCGCTTCTCGATGTAGACAGTGGCGCTGCATTGAACCACAGGCCTTGGCGGGAAGCAGTCGTGCCCCGTGCAAATGTCCTGTATCCTGCAAGCCTGTGGCATGTCATACTCCGATTCGGTACTATTTATTGCGGGCAACCGGTGGGCGGAGTCAGGCAGAAATACTTCTGGCTCATGTTGAAGAGCAGCGGACGCAGGCACTGCCTTACCTGCGTCACGGGCGTGATGGTTTCACGAAAATAAGGATTCGGTTTCTCAGGTGTTGGACACGGGCAAAGCGTCTCAGGTAGCGGCTGGGTAAACATTGATCGTCACCTCCATGGAATCGGTCGCCAAGGCACTTGTGAACCACGGGTTCTCTTGATTGATAGTATTGCCCCACTCTAGGAACATGGTATCGAGATCGTTCGGGCCACGCTGGTTCAGGACTGCTGGCGCGCTAGGGAGCATGATGCTCTGCGATGTGATAGTGGTTCCGATTGGCACATTACAGGCTGGGCATGGGTCGATGATGGGATGGAACACTGGGAGGGGTGTGGTTGTGATCGGGCAGGGCTCACATTGTGCCGGCAACGGAATGGGCGGCGTCACTTGCTGAATGGTCACGACCTGCTCTTTCGGCTGGGCCAGGAAGTTGTCTCGATCCAGGCTCCAGTCGTTGTATATGCGAATGCAGAACCACTGAAGGGCCTGCACGGTCGGGTAAGCCTCGAGCCAGCACTTGACCTGGAACCTCCACTGACGCCCGACCGGGAATGAGGTTCCGTTCTGTGAGTAGAACCAATTCATGGCTGGAGAATAAGGATTGTCATCTTGCACGCAGTCGAGGTTCGGGAACACTCCATCCAGGAGACCCGTGACTGATAGAGTGATTCCTGGAGGCAAGGATCCGTCCACCAGCTCGTACCAAATGGGCTGCTTGCAGGCGCCTGGTGTGGGCGGGGGTGCATAGAAGGCGAAGCTCATCCTGTCGCCCACCTTGAAAGGCGCCGTCATGGATGCGACAGTCGGGTACCCTGTGAATGTGCCGAGAATGTATCCCGAGAAGTTCGCGGTGTTCCCGGTCGAGATGCACAGGATGTATGAGCCCGAACCGAAATCCTGCTGGAACGAGGTATTCGCGTTCACGATGCTCACGGAACCCAGGCTGGTGGCCACACCTCCGATGTATGAGTATATCGTGAGGGTCAGATTCACGGGTGACCCGGCCCCTGCTGAAGATGAACCCGACACGGTGAACGAGATGCTTTGGCTGGCTGTTGTCTGGAGTAGCAACACTGCCGGGGTGGTGGGAGTGACGTTGAAATTGGTCGCGGTGTTGGAATAGATCTGCGGGAGTGTAAGGACGCTCCCGGATGCGATCAATGACTGGATGGTGTTGGTGCAAGTGGCCATCAGAAGCATTCCGCCAGAATTTGATGATAGAACGGACGAAGTTCAATGTTCGCCGATGCTGGGGCTCGATACGGCTCGATGCCAGGTATCGAGATAATACCCGGAATGACAGGGGTGGCCTGCTGGTTCACGTATGTATTCGAGAGGCAGCCAGTCTCCACGAACGTCACGGTGTAGTCGGTCGTGAACGTCGGGAGAGTCATCTTCGTGCTGTCCAGGAAGATGTAAGTGTCGGGCTTGAATTCGAGTGACAAGAACTCGCCGTCATAGAAGACCGGGGAGAACTCCACGTTCGACGGCACGAACATGCGCTCGCCGTCGAGGAACAGGAAGAACCAAGGGGTTGGGACCTCCAGGCTCGAGTACATGTGGAGTCCTTCCTTGAACACTGGGGCGAACTGGATATTGTTCCTCAAGATGCCGGCATCAAAGTGCGTCGCGTCCTTGAACGAATCGACCGAGCATGAGAAGTTGTCGACCGTGGCCAGGTCGGCACTCACCGCGGCACCGTCAGGGATGAAGTTGCCTAGGCACAGCTGGATGTCTTGCACGGACTCCAACTGGAACGTCATGGAGGTGCCATCGAACGCCGAGCCCGAGAAGAAGTCGAAGTATTTCACGGCCTCAAACGTCTCGCCCTGGAGCATAGGATTCGGTGTCAGGTTCTCTTGGAATGTGATAGAGACCGTCATGAATGACTTCAGGCCATATGACACCGCGCCCGGCTGGTTCTGGACGTCGACTGTCAGGTCCATCCAGATTACATCGGTGTCCCTCCAGAAGTAGGATGAGTCCGTGACGCCACCCCGCTGGTGCGAAAGATCAATCTGGTGGGTGCTGGTACTAAAATCGACCTGTAGCATCTGCCCGGCGTAGAAGAATACCGAGAACTCAGCATGTGGCGTCGTGAGCAACGACACCGTGGTCTTTTCGCCCCACAGGAACTTGATTTGATTTGTGAGCGGTTCCGAGGGGCTGATGTAAAGCGAGAAGCCTTCAACTTCACCCTGCTTGAATACCAGGTTCCCATCCGCCGTGAAGTCCACGGTGGTGCTAAGCGTTGATGCAAGGGCGCTGGCGTCGTGGAAATAGTAGTTCTCGAGGTTCCCAAGAGCAAATGGCGCCAGGATTTCGCCAGTCGGGAAGTACAGGGGCGGAAGGCTTTGCTGTGCCGCGATGGTCGGGAGAACCATCGCGGTAGAATCGTTCATCGTGAAGCTTGGCTGCCACTGGAGATCGGTAGTCAGGCTCGATACAAGCGTCGTGGCATCATAGAACCACGCCGTGATGAGCTGGTGTGTCGCCAGGCTCGAGGCGAAGGTTTCACCCTGCAAGAATACAGGGGTCGGGCGCCATGGAATATCGGGCGTTAGGGCCCATGTCATCACTTCGCCGGTATACTCTACCAGATCCCCGTCGCCCGTAAGGACCGCCGTCGTGGACAGGTTGGAGTACTCTACTTCACCCTGCTTGAATACTGGGGCAAAGTAGGCGGTTGGATGTGTCACTAAACCAAATGAAGCTATCTCACCGTCATAGGCAATAACGGTGCCCAGGTTGGTGTTGACCCAGGCCAAATACATCTTGTCGCCAGAATACATCGTGACCGACCCGATGCTCTGCGGGCCAGCGCGCGGAGTAAGGTCAAGCGAGAAGTAGTCTGTTGGGTTGGCGACGTATGCTGGGTTGGTGGTGCTGATTACACCCCAATCAAGAATCAGATAGTCGGTGGTTGGTGGCGTGTATTGTTGAACGCTTACCACGAGGTCTGAAGTGAAGACCGACCCATCATACATCGGCAGGAGCGTACCAATGGTAACGTCCAGCGTGTATGTGTTCGCATTACGATATGCGAGGGCGCTTCTATAGAGGGTCGTCACTTAGAAACTCGGCCAAAGACAAGGGCCGAGTATTTAACTCGACCCGATCGAGCCATTAGGTGAACGCAACCCAGCTTCGATATGTTGGGTTGTTTGAAATTGCCAGCACAACCATGTTGCCCGAGACGCCCGAAATACCAGACGAGGTGATGGTTCCACTGAATGCCGAGGTGATCTGCTCTTTGCCCACCGTGGCATATTCAAACAGGCTGCCGCCGCCGTTGGATGCTGTTCCCACTGAGGTGAATCCTATCGGGTAGCCCGGAAGACCCGACGTATCCTTCGCAGTGATTGCGATCAACGTGACGCCGGCGCCGGCTGTGACCGTCCCGGATGTGACTTCTGAAGCCCCGGTAGTCGACAATGCAATAGGGAATCCTGTACCCGAATCCGCGAATGGGTTGCCGCCGCTCGCGATTGTTGCCTCGAGTGGAATGATAAACCACACGCCGTTATCCACTGATCCACCTGAAAATGTCCAGGATATCACTTCCGAGGCTAAGGCGCCAGTTGGCTGGGCGTACCAAATGTCAGTGTACTGGTTCCCGGAGTAGGAGGAATGTGCCGTGGTATATTTCGTCCATGTGAGGTGTGGAGACGTCACGGCGGATGACATGGCTGTATTGCCAGAGTTTTCATACGACAGCGCAACAATAATCAGTGTCTGTGTGGCGGTGATTGAATATGTGGCTGACCCCGAGGCCACGCTGCTGTAGTTTCCACTTGTCACGGTATCCAACGTGGCCGGAAGGATGCCCGTTTGCTGCACATAAGCCGAGAACGACGATGTGTTTGTGATGTCAAAATACAGGTCACCGTCATTGTGGAACGTGGCTGGGGCTCCAGTCCCGAAGTATGACCTTGTGCCGGCGTTCGATACCTTGTATGTGAGGCTTGTGGTGTCAGTCGAGCCATCGGCGCCCACCTTGGTCTCCAGCGCCAGCACCGCTGTTGCCAGGTTGGTGTGCATGACGTCATGCTCCTTTCCCGTGGTGTCCATGACATCTGTGGACAGAATGGAGGGGAGCTGGGTAGTGGTATCGAGCGATGCTGGAAAGTTAGTGCTCATGGTTCATGGCTCACGGATACAATGGGATGATGAGGTTAGGCCTGTAGGGCCCCGGTGTGGTCGAAGGTGTGAACGGCGCCGTGTAGATGCATTTGTTCCAAAGCCGAACGGCGTTGAGGTAGCCACCGAAGTAGTTGGCGCTGCTGGCCTTCCCGATGTTGATTGTATCAGAAGTCCTGTAGGTATTCAAGGCACCGGAGTATACAGCCGAGCCATCCAAGGCCCCGTTCAACCAGAAGGTCAGGTTGTTGGCGGAGTCTCGCGTGAGGGCGATATGATACCAGGTACTGATTGCCAATGTAGTTGTGCCGGTCAAAGCCGCGCCCGAGCCATCCCAGAAGTAGTAGTTGCCCGAGGCATTCACTGACATCTGAAACGCGTCATTGTTTGTGGCGTCAAACCAGGTATTGTAGTTTTTCAGGGTGGTGATCCAAATCCAACCCTCGATAGTCACTTCCCCCGTCGGGAACGTGATTGCGCTGGTGGAGGTGAGGAACTGGGTCGAACCATTCAGGGCCAGGCTGCTATCACCCACCTTGTATTGTGTGGTACTCTTGGAGGGTGAGCCCGTGGCACTGAAATCTGGCATTGCTGTAATATCGGCGGTGAAGTCAGTCGGGCTTGCGATGTTGTTGAAATTCATGGAAATCATCAAGTACGGTATCTTGGATGACTTCAAGATACTCCCATCCTTGCCCACACTGTATGACATCGGAGTGACATCCGCGGGTGTCATTTCGAACTGGATCGTGCTGTTGTAGTTTCGAATCGAACCGGTAATCAGGAGCGAGAAAATATAGTCCGTGCTGATGGCCGAGGTTGGGGCGCTGATGGTGATGTTGCGCCCCGTGACGCCGATTGTGCATCCTGCTGGTACTGTACCAGAAGCAACCGATACCGTGAACGGTCCGGCATTGCCCACAATCGCCACGGTGGAGGCCACAGTGGTCGTGCCTGTGGTGTAGGTGAATCGACCCGTTGTTGTGATGGCATACGGCGTGGCGTCCAGGGCCTTGTAGACCTGCGCGTTCTCATTCAAGACGGCTGGGTCCGGGTTCCCGGCAAGAAGATAGAACCCTAGCTCCACATCCAGTTGCAGATCATGGAACGTGAACAGTCCCGAGGAGTCTGTGTAGGCACGGGCGATGACCTGGTAGTCGGTATTGCGAGCCAGCTCGACCGTGACGTTTGAGAGAGGATTTCCCTGCACCACGCAGATGCCGTTGATGAACCCACCTGACGCGATTGGGTCCATCTGGATCTGCTGTGAGGTTCGGTTGTCGTCGGTGTCCTGGATGTACCTGACGTTTCCTCGCTGAGAATTCACCGAAGCGGCATCTAGAGAAGCAACACCGGCAGGCGTGGCCCAAGTCTTTGATGTCTGGTACGGTGTCGAGATTAGGGAAAGCGAGGTGGTCGAAAAGTTGCCCCCATACGGCTGCACAACATCAAGCATGAAGAACGGCTGTATGCTCACGACCGGGAGTTGCGTGCCATGAACTAGGCACACAATATCAGACGCATAGGTATCGGTGCTCAGATTGTATGGAGCTGTGGGTGGAGTGAATGCTGCCGTGTCACGACACACGCCTTTCGTGACGCAGAGCTCTTGCATCCAGCCCAGGAAGAATGAACCCGCTGTGGACTGATAACTGCGTCCCAGGGTCCAATGTGCCGTTTGGGTCCAGTCGATGGGCGTTTGGGTCCATGTTCCCGAGTGTAGCAACACACCGTTCAGGAACAGGTAGGCTGTGGTGGTCGCAAAGTTGTATCCAAACTCAACATGGTTCCAGGTGTTTGCCACCACGGCGGTGGTGCCATCCGTGATGTTGTTCCAGGTGGAACCGCTGTAGTTGCCCGCCCCAAGAACCAGACCTGTGGTGCCTGTGCTCGTGCCGTTCGAGGAAAGGAACAGAGCCAGCGGCAGGACGTTACTGCCGTCCCAAACAGGCGCCGAGAAGAATGCTCCCGCCATTCCAGCCTTGGGATTGATCCACAAGTCGATAGTGTATGATGACCCATCCCATGCGAAGTCCACAGACTGTGGAGTTGTGAGATATCCAGTCGACCCATCGAATAACATGGACTGGGTCCCGAACTTGGCTGTCGTGCTATCCAGTGACACGAGACCGTTGACGGCCCACAGGCTCCTGTGGGTGGAATCAAAGCTGTCATAACTCTGACCGAATACTGGCTGCGATTGCACGCTGCTGGCATAGGTATCAGTCGAGATATTGAACGGTGCCGTGGGTGGAGTGAAGTTGGCGGTGTACCTGGCCATCGAGGAAATGCGCAAACCGTATGTCCAACGGGTGTTGGCGTAGTATGCCGTGTCGTTGTTCAATGACTGTCCAGCGCCATACAACGAGATGGTTGCATTGTCCACCACGGTGCTGAATAGTTCTCCCACACCATCGATGTAACAGACCCAGGCGGTTCCGGATCGCACGATCGCCACATGATGCCAGCCGATGGCAAGGCCATCGGCCCAGCGGGTTGTGACGCTTGGGGCGAAGATCTCTTGACCCCCGCACGAACAGATGGTGTATGTTGCCCCATACATGAATGAGATGTAGCCATTCGTATTGGACGCCGGCGTCCATGTTCCAAAGAACCCGCACCAGTCTGCCCTTGATGGATTGTAGTGTACCCAGAACTCGACTGTGAGATCCCCATTGATGTCTGTCTTCGTTGACGTGATACCATTACCCGCGACTCCAGCCTTCGATGACAAATACGAGCCACCGAAAGGGCCACCCCCGACCAGGTGAGTTGTCGAGCTGCTTGCTCTCCACGGGACTGCATTGTAGGTCATATCAGTTGGTGTCCCACGTGGTCATGTTCAGGTAGATGTTGTAGGACGGTATGTTGTTTCCGTAGGGCGGCTGATTCTGCCACGAGATGACGGTGTCCGTCCCGAGAGGCAGTTGATACTGATTCGGGAAAGGGCGCGCGTGCAAAGGGATCAGGAGACCCGGCAATTCACCACGGAGCCCTGGGACTGTTGAGTTTTCGAGCATGAAAGCCTTCTGGAAGAAGAACTGCCCGGTTCCTGAGGGGTTTGGCATGCCTTGGTAGCCCGCCCAACCAGCCACGCCACCCGATGGGCTATATCCCTCATCCCAGCGCCCCTGGGCTGGATACGGCCCATATACTTGTGTTGCCGAGCCGTAGATGTAGCAGTAGTTGTTGAAGTCGCCCAGGTTGTCCGATGACTTGAAAGGCACATAGGAGTAGTAGCTGGTGTTGTTGGACCAGGTAGGGCACCCAAGGATGTTGGCGGAGTTATTCCAGAACCCCGATAGAATCGTCTGCATGGTATCGGAAGCGGCGTAGGACGTGATGTCCCCGAAGTAACCAATCGCCGAGCATCCATACGCGTTCGCGGAGCCGTTGTTTCCAGCCTGAAATTGCACATACAAGAAGCGATCCGAGACCATGATGGACCACGGGATGTTTGTGGTCGTGCCCATGGCTGCCTGCGAGGCATATGGCCACCGCCAGGTTGCTTGCTGGGCCACGGTCGGGAACGCATTGGTCCCGGTGTTGACATCCGTCATGGCGTTGTAGCCACGAACCTCGAAGTAGCTGTAGTCGCTATTCGTGTTGCCGCCAGTTGTTGCTGGATTCCCGAGACGAAGATACCTCTTGTTGCCACCTTTCGTCTGGAACACGATGGCGTTGTTCACGCTGTCCTGAAACGCGATGGTCCAGCCAGCCGCGGCTGTGGAACCATATGCCGTGCCACCTGAACCCACCAGGCAGGCAGATAGAACCGCGATCACGGATGCCGGGCTGTTCGCGGTGATTTGCGGCGCGCCGCTGTCGCTTGAGCTGTAGTACTTTGGGGTGGTAGTCGCGAAAGCCATTAGATGCCCCAATCGTTAAGAAGGATGTATAGCGGCACGGAGTTCTGGAAGTTTGTGTTCGGGTTCTGTACCACCAGGAACGACTTGCCTGCCAGATCTCCCGTCCCGGTAATGATCGTGCCATTCGGGTGCGTGGGATCAAAGCATGGTGCATAGAATCCAGGAAGGTTCCCACGAACCGAACTTGTGCCGTTCCAGTATTCTTGAATCTGAATGTTGCTCAGGTACAAACCGTTGGTGCAGAAGTCTGGAAAGTTGTTGACGCCGGCTCCCTGATAGGCACCCGTTTGCGCCAGGTTGTCAGTGATAAGGCGCGCCACCACTGGAACGCCAAGCTGCTGGTAATATGGCCCCGCAAGCCAGATATAAGCCGATGCCCCTGCAGATTTGTTGACGCTGTAGGTGAAAGGAAATACATCTGTCGAATCGTTGTTGGACTGTGGATAGTTATATCCGACGCCCAGCGCAGCCTCATAACCAGTCAGGATGGTGTTGTAGGTGTCTCCAGGCACGGTACTCTTGAAGTCCCCAAACATGTATGTAGTTTTCGGGATATAGGTCGGGGGGGACTGCGCCTGGGTCATGAAGGTGTAGACGAGGACAAAGTTGCTTGTCGCCACAATAACCCAGTCCAAAGGTGTGGTGGTTGCAGTGTTGTATGACGACGCCAGGCTCCAGGAATTGTAGATATTCTGCGGGGGCCACATTCCGGTTCCTGTGTTGATGTCGGTCATGTAGTTGTAGCTTTTGGTTTGCAAGGACCGGTTCGCTTGATAGGTGTTGCTGTTGCTCAAACCGGCATTGCCCATCCAGAAGAAACGCTTGTTCCCCGTGCCTTGCTGCAGTACCGTGGTCCCGGCCACGTTGTCCTCGTAGGCCAAGGTCCAACCCGCCGCGGCCTTGCCTGGGTAACCGTAGACCAGACACTGCTTGATCAAGGCCCTCCAGGTGCTTGTGTCGCTGGGGATGAAGGACGGGGCGCCTGCATCCTTGGAGGAATATACAATAGGAACACTCATGCTAGCTCCGAATTACCCACCCGGGATTGGCGAGTCGGTGTAGGTCGATGGAATCAAGGGACCGTAGGCACGATAGCGGACGGTCGCGTCATTGATATTTAAGATCATGATATCGTAGTCCATATTCACAGGCGGCTGGAGCGTGTAGGAACCGTCCACCGAGCTCGACGTCGTCTGGTCCACCAGTTCGCCCGTGATGTGGTTGTACATGCGCACCGTGGCGGCGGTCGGGAGACCCTCCAGCGTGATGACACCTGTGATCTTGTAGATGACCGCATAGTTGTGGCGGGCCCAGATCTCGGGAGGCGTGAGAGCTGCCGTGGTGGCGGTGAACCATGCCAAGGTGCCCTGGGCCCAAAGCGTTCCGGGCGCCATGCTCATGAAGGTCATGTAGTTCGGGTAGGCGTTTGACTGGATGGAGGAGATGCCCAAGGAGTTCTGTAGAACACCGTCGACCCAGAGCTCGATCGTCATGCCACGACGGATCAGATTCACATAGTGGAAGAAGCCGTCGTTGTAGATGTTCCCGACCTTCGAGGTCACGTAATGCTGACCATCCACATTGAACTGCAGGGCCCCAGGTAGGTTCTGGTTGTTGGCCCAGTTGATCTGTAGGCTGATACCGAAGAAGTTGTAGTTCCCGTCCAGGGCCGCATAGATGACGCCGCGCGATCCCGACGTGCAGGTGAACCAGAAGTCCACCGTGAAGTCTCCCGAGGGGCTGAAGGGATCACTCTGGTAGGCCCCGGGGTTGAACATTGCCATGCCGCCATCCTGGAACAGGGTTGAGCTCGAGCCAGGAATGTTGCTGGGACCCGGCTGCTGGCGCTGAATGTATGCTGTCATGGCCCCCGCGGCACCTTGGCATACACCTGAATCGCCCGTCAGGCTCTGGATAGCGTAGGTGTTGGGAACCTCGGGGTCATTGAAAGGAATCACCATCGATGGGAATCGAGCGTAGAGTAGGTTCTGATACGTCACGGTCTTCTTGAAGAAGAACTGCACGTCATAAGCACTCAGGGCTGTCTGGAAAACCGCAATCTGGTCGAAGCGAGTGTCCTCGGTGCATCGATCATTGTAATCGACTGTCGGGGCGTTCGGGTTTCCACCGATGAAGAAGGAGTCCGCCGTATTGGTGTTCGGGTAGACGTCCAGGTAGGTCTTGACGCTCTGGGCCATCTGGATACCGTTCACGTACAGCGTCGAGGTGCTGATCCACTTCGAGGTTGGAAGGTTCGGCTGCACGTTCCAGGTGTAGGTGATGTGCTTGTAGTCGCCGCTCATGGCGCCCGAGGAGTTGAACTGCGTCGAAAGTGTCACGCCATCTGGGCCCACCACCTTGAGCCAGTTGATGCCCGAGCTCCAATCGGTCTCTGAGTACATGACAAAGAACGTGCCCTTCGAGATGATGGTGCGTGTCAGGTTGTCGTAGTTGTAGGCGCCCAGGTAGGTTTGGCTGTCCTGCCTGAACTTGGTTTCGATTCCTGACTTGTAGTACATGAGCATCACGCTGAATGATCCCAGGTTCGGGAACGCAAAGCTGCTGGAGTTTGGAATCTCCATGTAGGTCTTGGGCCAGAACGTCCCGAGATACGCTGGATACAGCCCGTTGTAGCCCAGGCTGATGGCATACATGTTCGCGGGTTCCAGATTCACCAAGGACGTTCGCCCGAGCATGTAGCCCTGGTACGTTGGCTGGTCTTCATGGAACAGGGCGTTGTTCCCGTTACCTGACTCATCGATGATCAGTTCGGGAGTCGCGAGCAGGTTGAAGTTCGCATGGTCGTAGGCATCACCATCGAAGGTGATGAACGCCATGGGACCTGCATTGAGGATTGCTTGCTTGTAGGAAGCCATAAAAATACCGAGCCATTGAATTGACTCGGTATTTAAGACGACTCATTCGGTCAAGAACAGTTGGGCACGAACCCATCCGGCACTGCACTCGCCTGTTGCGGGGTGGCAAATAGCGGATACGCTGTTGTGCCTTCAGGGAAACAATCTAGCCTCGGCTTGTCCTGTCCTTTACGTGGGCAGCACTTGTGGCCGTCGTCCTCCGAATCCCATTCGATCATCCAAGCCACTGGTACCACGCTCGTCTCGGCAGTCTGCGAGAGGTGGCGGGTGATGGCGTCGGCTGCTTGCTCCATCAGTTGCGGCGACTTCACACGGCCAATGTCTCGAAGAAACGCTGCACGTCCGCGAAGCTGCTGAATAAGCGTCATCGTATTGTCGGTCATGGCTCAGTCCTTCTCGGGTGCGGAGAGTAGTGAATTGCGAATCGCTGCGACCACAGAGATCAACCCATCATTGTTCGCATCCCACGCCTGTAGATGCCACTTGAACCACGTCAGGTCTTTCCAATTTGGAAAGCTGTGAATCGTGTTAAGCGTGTTGGACCACCGCAGCTTGCGTCCGTTGAACGATAGCGACGGAACATCCAACCAAAAGTTCGCGGGGGAAGTTGCCGGATAGCCAGCAGGCACGATGAACAGCAGTGTGCAAATGTTGGCGCTATATCCATCTGGAAGCGTAAATTCAGGCACCAATATCAAATGCTCACCATGTTCGCCT